TGATACATAAAGAGCCTGAAAAGGTATTAAAAGTATTGAAAGATTTATTGGTTGTAAGAATTGACAATGACTTTATGTCAAGATCATTAAACTATATGGCATATTCAAAACACTTTGATTTATGTGAAGCTGGAGAAATTAGTCCAACTTATGAGGTTTTAATTACTAATATTAATCCTAAAAATATTGAAAATAT